TGAAAGAAGTTGTGGTAAGAATTGAAGCTCTTATTGCCAAATTACTAGAAGTCCTACCATTTCATAAATAATTTTCTATATATATATATAAAAGAAGGAATAATATGATTAAGTACAACCAAAAATACGACAGATGGGTTACAGATACCGGAATAGTTTATAGACAAGATAAATCCGGTGCTTTTATTGTATGTAAACAAAGTGATTCAAATGGCTATAAAATAATCTGTGTATCTAAACCATGTGTCCGTTCTATGTGGGTTCACAGACTTGTATGGGAAACTTTCAAAGGACCGATACCTAAAGACCTTCAAATAGACCACGAAGATACGCACAAAGATAACAATAAACTATCGAACTTGAAATTATGTACACGAAAAGAAAACATGAATAATCCTAAAACTAAGGAACTTCTAAGTAAAATACATAAAGGTAAAGGTAAAGGTAAAGGGAATTCAAATAGAAAAGGAAAGACTACTAGCGAATTTGGTAAAAAATTCAAGGAACACTTTGGGATTACTTCATATCAAAATACTAGGTTATATAACACAGAGCTATATTGGTACAAAAATCACAACAATGTTTGTCGCTGGGAGGTAGATAATGAAAACTGTTAATCGGACTTGTAATTGACGCTTTAAATGCTATTGGTGTATGGACGGATACTGATCAGGACCCTACAAGTGATTATACAAATGCTGCTTTGAGCGACTTGAATAGCCTTATTGACGAATTGAATATGCAGGACTACATTCAAGAATCACTAACAGTAAAGACTTGTACGGCTGGACAGAAGTTCACGATTGGTCCTGATCCTTCGTGCGATATTGTTGAAGAAAATCTACCAAACAGTTTAAAATCAGTATCCCGTAAAGTTGGCAATCATTATTACAAACTAATACCTGTTGATAGTGCTGCCATTTACGCAAGCAATAGACTTGGTTTGGCTAATTTGTTTACATACAATGTTAAGGCCAATAAGGAAGACCGATATATGTTTGGCGAAGTAACTATGGATGGTAACGCAACAAGCGAATTTCTTGTAATCTATAATAAGGTCTATCCGAAATACACTATGGCAGATGAAATTTGGTTTACAGACGCAACAATTAATTTGTTAGAAGAAGGTCTTAAATATAAGTTAGCTTTGAGATACAAGTTACCTGATGTTGAAATATTCAAGAAAGATTATGAAGACTATAAGCACTTAGTTGAGGAAAATATTGGACAAAATAACCCAATGACTTATGCTTCTATTGGACAAAGTAATTACTTAGCGGGTTATTACAACACAATCTATGGCAATGGCTTCACTCTTTAAGGAGGGCTTATGGCAGTGACGAGCACTAGTTTACTGGACATTTTTTGTGGCGGGAATGATAAAGCAGACTTCCCAAACATTCAAGGTTGTGCAGTAAGTACAAATATGGTAACTGAAACGAATGGTAAAATTAAGTACCTTCGTTCATTACAAGGTAAAAAGTTCTATCGTCAAATTGAGCAATCAGTAAAGAATTGTACTGGTTCATTTTATGCTTCTGTTGGTTTGGATGCTGAGAACAGAGTTCCAAGTTCATTTTGGTGCTTTGGTTCAAGTGTCTATGAAGTAAGACCGAGCGGGACTGTTCGTTTGTTATACACAGGTAAACTTGATTACGATTACGGGTTTACTTTTGTTGAAAGTGGTGGTGAAAGACCATTTTTGTTAATTTGTGATGGAAATGGCTTGTATGCTTATAATTTATATAATGGCGATTTACAACAAGTTAAAATGCCACTAGGGATTACTGGTGACACTATTGTTCCAAGTTCAGTATCTTGTCTAGCAGGAAGTATTATAGTAAGTGATAAGAATACTGGTTATGCTTATTACTCACAGCCTTATATCCTTTCAAATGATACAATGGAAATCGCAAAGAAAGATGGCGATGGAAATGTTATCTACAAAGACAAGTACACTATTGACTACGAAGAAGTTAATGTTTGGGATGGCAATATATTCTATGACAGTGATGGAGCTTTACAGTACAAAAATGCTGAATCAAGTAGTGACAGTATAGTTTGTTTGAAAGCCGTTGGTGATGTTTTAACTGTTTATGGACGCTGCTCTATTGAATTTTGGACTAGAAGTGATAGTGAAGGAATGACCTGGGTTCGTACAAATTATACTGCGAATTCTAGTTTGGGTGTAAAGAACGCTAGAACAGTTGGTGTCTTCAATAATGTTCAAGGGTTCCTTGGATGTGGTAATAGAAATGGTTTCGGTGTTTATATGATTAACAGTACTGAAATCAGTAAGATAAGTCCGACTTGGTTAGATGAACTTTTGTTTGAATCTACTTTATACAATGTTTTTGCTTATGGTTACAGCTACAGTAATCACAGTTATTATGTTATTCATTTTAAAGACAAAAACGACCGAGAAAGAAGTTTTGCTTATGATTTAATATCTGGTGATTGGCACGAACGCACAAGTATTGACTCCACAACAGGAAAGACAGAAACAACCCATTATGTTTATCCAATCTTCAATCGTGAAGGTAAGTTAATCCTTGGCGGTTATAGAACAAAAAGATATGCTAGTTTGTTTGAAGCACGAAAAGATTACTGGTATGAAGATTTGAACAGTACAGTAAAGACTTCATTTGTTCGTGGTCGCCAAACTCCTTTGATTATAGATAGTGAAAGGAACTTTTTGATAAACGCATTAAGCATAGAAGGTAATTTTGGTAACTGTGATGACAGAACAATAACTCCTGAATGTATGCTTGAAATTAGTAGGGATGGTGGATATACTTATGGCTCAACAGTAGTTCGTAAGCTCCCATTGACTGGTGAATACAAAAAGCGTGTTGCTTGGAATAATTTAGGAATGGTTCGTAACTGTGTCATAAAATTTACTACAAGTTCTCCAATAGATTTGACTTTGAGCAACGCAAGCTTAACGGTCGTAAATCTTGGTTATAGGTTCTAATTATGGTTCAAGACTTACAAAACAGTGAAATTGGTTTAGGTTCAACACTCAAGGATTTGCTTGCAGTGACTCAAGGGCTTTGGGTTGAAACGGAAAAGTTTGGGTGGAAAGTTTCAAAGTTAGGAAGTAAATTTGGGATAGCAGTAAGGAATGTTGAACAAGGGAATACTTATCAACTACCCCTTAAATTTACGAATGAATTAACGGCTTGTTTGTTTATTGGAGAAGGAGAAATTACAAGTTCACTTATTCATAATGGGCAAGAAGCCATTTTCGCTCCACTTTCAGGAATGTGTTTAATCATTTTAAAATGAGGTAATTTATGTTTGAATGGGCAGAGGACATCCGGGTTCGGAAATTCAAAGAAGGTAAATAAAGCCAATCAAGCTCTTGAAGGAATTAAAAGTGACTTACAAGCGGCTTCACAGAGAAACGAAGGTTATATTGGTGACTATAATAGCTTACTTGATAGTTTGTATGGAAATTCTGTATCAAACTATGACGATGCTTTGAATAAGTATCTTAACAGTGACTCGTTCAGTTATAAAGGAGATGTTGAAGATTTTGCTTCTCCTGCTATTGAGCGTAGAGTTAGAACCGCTATGGACAACATAACAAAGTCCAATGCTAATGCTGGTAATATGTTCTCAAGTGACTATTTGAATCAGTTAAATGCTAAATCACAAGCTATTGCGTCTGAAGAATGGGATAAAGCTTATGACCGATACATGCAGGACAAGAATATGCAGCTACAGGAATATAACACTAACCAAAACAAGTTAGCTAATGTAGCAAATATGCTCGGACAGAATGTAAACGCTTATTCTAACAATATGGGTTCTGTTTATACGAACTTGATTAACAACAACAATGCTTTGACACAGGGTTTGGCTGACATTAACTCTAGTATCGCACAAAATAATTTGAATAAGAAAACAGGTGCTCAGTCATTGTTGAACCCTCTCGGTTTTTAAAGGAGAATTAGTTTATGTTAAATGCTGGTTATGATTTTAGACGAAATAATGCTGGTTTGTTGGTAAATCCTGAGCAAGCAAGTGCTGGTTGGAAGAACTTAGGCAAAGGACTACAAGTTGCAGCTGGTATAATGTCTTGGAAGGACGCTAAAGACAGAGCCGATAGAATGAATAAAGCTCAAGAAGATTACTATGACGCATTGACTTCGTACTTGAATAATAAGGACATTGATGTCAAATCACAACAGGATTCTATTGAAGATGAAGAACTATACAAATCACTTCCTGACCTTGAAGAAGATAAGTACGAAAGGCTCTACAATACTGAAGAAGCCAATAATAAACGCAAACAGTACCTTGACTTAATGGACACATTCCTTCAAATGTACGGAGGTAAGTAATGGCTGATATAAGTTTAAAAGACCCATTGCAGGAGATTTACGAAGAAGTCTCGCCAGTTGAATACAGATGGAAAAAGTATGAAAAAGAAGCTCCAAAATTGGATGAAGATTTTAAGTGGAACTTCTTATCAGAGATTAAGCAACCACAGCTTGAAATTAAAGGTCCTTCTGTTGGTTCATTACTTTATGCGTTAAATCCACAAACAAGTGAACTCGGTTTGAAACAAATGGAAAGTGAACTTAATCAACAGCTACAAGCTAATGAAATGTTTGATAAGCGTGGTGAAGAAGCACTTGACTTTATGGAAAAGCGTGTACAGGAAGATATAGCCAATAAGAAATTACAGAATGTTGATGCTGGTCACGCAAATTCTATGATAAGTAACCTTGTTAATGCTTATGCTAGTGGAAATAAAGCAGCAATAGATGTAGCTGAACAACAAGTTATTCGCTCAATGCCAAATGCAGCCAATATCATTAGCGAAGCTAAAGCTAGTGCTGAAAAAAGTTTGGCACAGAAAGACAGAGGCAGAGAGTTAGCAGCTAAAATGCCTGTTGCCGATGGATGGAAGAATGCTAAAGCTAGAGATGCTAAAGTTGCTGAGTTTGAACAAGCTTATAAGAATAAAGAAATTGATTTGGCTACTTTGAATGACCTTATTAAACAAGCTTACTCTATTGAAGACCAACAAGCAACGAGAGCAAAAACTTATAGACAAGCTTACAATGCTGCTGGAGCAAGCAAGAGTGTTGAACAAACTAATGCTAAAGACTATACTGCCGCTATTGAAAAGCTAAAGAAGCGTTATGGTAGTGAAGTTAGAGCAAAAGCTGCTTATGAAAGAGGTGAACGATAATGAATTACGATGATATAGTTGAAAACCTTATCGTTTCAAGAGTTGATGTAGGACACCATACTGAAGACTTGAGAAAGTTGGAAGCTCTAAAAGCTTTCTTGAATACTATCCCAAGTGAAAAAGGTAAGAAGTATGCTTTGTCCAAATTCTTGAATGAAACTCCAGGTTATGATTATAATGAATTGAAAGCTAGTAACCCTAATTTGGACGAAGATTACTGGTCTTTGAAGCATCAAACAGATTATACTCCTCCTGATGTTCAAAAGGCTCTTGAAAAAGCAAACAAAGAAAATGCCGAGAACTTTTGGAATTGGGATAGTGACGAACATTGGTCTAAGCAACCAGTAGACCAGTTAAAGAGAAGAGCAAAAGATGCAGGATATGCTGAAGACCCTTCAAATGAAGATGGAAAACACCCACCTGTAAATTTTTCTTCTTATTTGGACGAATTAAGAGAAATTCAAACTATGAAAGACCGAGAAAAGCTATATGAAGAAGGTGCTTTACCAGGAACAAAAATTATCGCTCCAAGAGCAACAGAACGCTTTATGCGTGGTGAAGATTGGAAAGGAAAAGACGTTGCCCTTGATTGGCTTGAAAATAGTTTATATGCTTTAAACCCAGGTGGACGAGCTGCTGGATTGATTTCTCAGTCAACAAAAGTTCCAAAGTATCTAAAATGGGCTTCTAAAGTAGGCGACGTTGCTTTGAACCCAGCCGTTATGGAAGCAGCTGATGCTGCTACTTATGATGAAGGAGATAGAGCTAATTTTAATGGTGCCGATGTCTTACTTGGTTCACTCATAAATGGGGGTATGAACAAAATAGCTCCTTCTGTACTTAAAAAATTAGATTTAGAACCAAAGCCATATAGTCCTGTACCTAAACAATTTGAAACTAGAGCTTCGGAAAAAGCTCGCAATACTATTACACAGCAAAAAGCTAAAGCAACAAAAGAGAGTAAAGATGTTGTGAATGCTATGCTTACTGCACAAAGAAATGGAGAAGACCTTTCTCCTTTCTTGAACAAATTACAAGAACTAAAGTCAGTTTATGACCAAGTTAATCCAAAGAGAGTATTTAGAGATAGAACAGCTAAAGACCTTTTGGGGGCAATTCGTGAAGGTGCTACTTATGATGCAATACCATTTGTTAGTAACAAGTTTGGTGATGCTATGAGTGAAGACCCAAGAAGAACAAAACAAATAGTCACAAGAGCTGTTCGTGGTGTTCCTTTAGTTCCACAATTTATGAGCGAACTTGTAGATTCTTACTATGAGAACAAAGATAAGAATTTAGAACAAAATAAAATTAACAAAGAAATTAACAAATTAAAAAAGGAGAAATAGCAATGATTCCAGTCATACTGATGGCCTTGAGCCTAGCACAAAAGAAACAGCAACAAAACCAAGCTGATAACCAACGAATAAGCGATAGCTTGAACCTTAATAATGACCAGCAACAGACTCAGTATCAACTACAAGTTCCGAATAACAATATGCTGGGTGGACAAGGTGGAGCTATGGGATTGCTCGGGTCCTTATTCAATAAAAAA